ACCGCCCGCATAGGTCCGTGTGGTAGCCGAAATGCCGTAGTTCCCTGTCGAACCTGCCCCGCCATCAGCGGCAGTAGAGGTAGAAGCATCCGCTCCCACAGCGCCACCGCCACCGCCACCGCCGCCGTAAGGCTTTGAGACTGTGTTGTTGTTGGCGTCACCGCCGTCGTAGCCGTAACTTCCCGAACCACCACCTACACCGTTGGTGGCATAATCGGAACCGCCGCCACCGCCAGAACCATCCGTTGAGGCACCACCAGCAGCACCTCCCGTGAAACCACCACCGTAACCGCCACCAGTTATCGAAAACCCAAGAGCAGAAGTAGTAACACCTACCGTGCCATTGCCTCCAGTTACACCACCCCCACCACCCGCACCTACGGTGATCGTGTAAGTACCTGCGCTTACGGCTACGGCCGTACCTGTGCGTACTGCACCTGCACCTGCACCGCCACCGCCACCGTAAGGGTTGACGCCTGAAGTTTGTCCACCGCCACCACCGCCGCCGCCTGCGACGATCAGCCAGTCCACATCGCCCGCACCAGCAGACACAAAGAACTTGCCCGAACCACGGAACGTATGCACACGGTACGTCGTACCAGAATCCTCATACTGCGTGATGATCCCACCAAACGCCGTCAAACCAGCAGCACCGAACAGGCCACCATTCAACCAAGAAGACACAGCCGTCGAAGGCCACCCCTTTTTGGAGTCTAGCCGTCCCCGCCAGTTGGAAACAGCGGTAGACGGGTTGGTGCGATCCTGACGGAACATGTGCTAGGCGGTGATCCGGTTGACGTACCCGTTGAGAACGACGACGTTGGCCGCAGCAGCGAACGCCTTCACAATCAGGCCGCCGTTCAACAGCATCCCCGGAACGACCAGCACCCAGCCAGCCTCAGTTCCGATAGTTATTTCCACAAGATCGTCGGGTGACGTGGTGCCACCGTACTCAATGGTCAGTTTCCTGTCCGCCGAATCGGTGTTCATCGCGTACAACCACACCTCGTCCATGTCAGAACTGCCAGCGACTGCCGTGTGGATGGTTGTTCCCGCCGTAGCGGTAGCGACCACCTTGACGTTCTTGCCACTGGTGCTTCCCGACAAGAGTTGCTTGGAGTATGTTGCCATGTTCTACTTTCCTTAGTTGAAGATTGTGTTGGAGAGAATGTTGTCAGCGTCATTCCATGTTGGGGACGTAATATCGGAAGTCAACGCCACTGTCCCCGTGGTATCAGGGAACGTAATAATGCGGTCCGCTGTCGCATCCGTAGCGCGAAGAAACGTCTCAAAGTCATCAGCAGATGAACCCTCATAGACGATCTCCTGCGTGGAACCGTTCAGATACACCTGATCGGAGAAGGTCGCCAGTTCCGTCACAGTCAACTTGCCGCTGACCGTGGTGGTAGACCCCGACGCAGACAGGGTTGGGGTTCCTGTGGCCCAAGTGACTATATCAGTAAAGTTGGCGTTCATCTGTGAGGCGACAATGTTTGTCGCCGCCACGAACGCATTCGTAACCGCCAAAGCAGCCATTTACCGCAACCTCCGAGTCCTGTACATGCCTACAACCGATGTTACCCCCCACTTGCCCCGCGTGGACACGGTGGGAGAAACACTAAACCTCAGACTAATAGCCTGCGCTGTCCCAATCGTGGGCCAGCGACCGAACGCATACTTGTCGGACGTGCCCTCCGGCTGCCAGTCAGTGGCGTCCCAGAGGCTGGTTCCTCCACCCCACACGGCGGGAGTGTCCATGCCGCTCATGGTCTTGGAATAGCCTGCCAGCGCCGTGCTGGAATCATAGTTTTTGTAGACGTACATCACGATCACAGTGGGGTTGTCCGACAGGACAACAGTGCGTGTCTTCCCCCAGCGTTTCGGGAATGTGGGCCGGTTGCCTTCAAACCATCCGGTGTGGTAGAACGAGTTGATTTCGCTGACAGCACCCACATAGTCGTCGTAGTCGTAGTTTTGATCCAACTTGGAGATACGGTCAAACGAAGCAACAGTGGTAATGTTGGATGTGGCCGCTATCCCAAAATGTTCAGCACCGGTAGGGCGGTACGCCAGCAAGGACCGTGCGTTGATGTCATGCCGGGTCCACGCCCCTATTGGACCCAGCGATGGGTCCCACACAAACACGTTGCGGCGATTGTTCTGACTGGACCCCGAAATGTTGTCATCCGACTGATAGTCCACAGACACCCACAGGCGTTCATCGAACCACATTAGTGACGGTGCGGTGTCCAGCGTCAACGCAGGCTGTCCGACATCGTAGGTCATTGCCGGTCTGATCCGTTCAAACACCCATGCCAGATTTTCTGCCTGCACCAGATAGATGCCTTCTTCCGCATACCAGAAGAAAATACCGGCAGGGGTCGCTACGGGTGTGCAACCTTCCCGGTTTCCAGCCACCCGGGTGACGTTGCGAACTTGGAAAGTGTCGGTGTCGAAACCGAGAACTTCGTAAACCGAATTCTCTTTAAAGACGAGAAGACGGTTCTGATCAGCGATAATGCCCGTTATGTGGTCGCCGTCTTCCCCCGGGTCCACGTCGATAAAGTCGGTGGCGGTCCAATTTTCTGCATCATCCACCTTGGACCATCGGATCCGATTCGTTTTCAACCCGTCTATCGTTTCCAGCGTGTACGCAACCCAGACGCGCTGCCCCCACACAGCCGTGTAGCGGGCGCACGGGAAATGCCCGTTCGACCCGTCCAAATCGGGTGTTGCTAACGCTGTGTCGGCATCTGCGCCGCTCCAACGCACCGCAGCGTAAGCCGTATGCCCAGTGCTGGCCAACAACTTGCCGTTGACAATGTACGTATAGCCGTTGAAGGTCACGCCACGGGGTGGTTGTGTCGTATCAAACTCAACGTCTGTGCTGGTGTAGGAGACGGTTCCGGCGAAGTCGCCGGTAACGTCGTCGTTCCACTGCAACTTGGAGTTGCTTGTGGCCGGATCGTTGATGGCGGCTAGAACCTGATTTTGACCAGCCTCATAATGGGTCATCAAGCCAATAATTTCGTTTGTCAACACCGTGGCGTTAACTTTCACCAGCGCATCACGTCGCCGTACACCACCGCGTGGGTCAACTTCGACATTCAGCATGGCGGGGGATTCGTTCTCCGACAGGTTGAACTGGTCGGAACGCAGATTCAGACCACCAGTAAAGTCGGCTTTTTCCTCGTACCGGTACGGTTCCGATGTGGACGCCGACGGCGTTTTGACTGCAAACGGCATTATCGGAAGGGGTAAGGGTAGCGGAGGAGTCCCGGCATGTAACTCTGACTTCTCCACCGGGAAGCCCCAACAGAGTTCAACAGCAGCGGCTGCGGGGCAGGGGTGTCTTCAAATCGTGCCCGCAAGTTATCCAACTCGCCTTGGAACAGGGAGAAATACTGGTTCGCCATCATGGCGTCTTCCTGCTGCTGATAAGCCCTGTAAATACCGTACAGGGACAGTACGTTGTCGAACGGCACCGGCAGATCCGGTGTGTTCGCATCTGCAATCGTAGTCCGGTACACGGCGGTGTTGCCGCCGAAGTCCACCGGGTTTCGGTAGGCGCGAATAGAAATTGTTTGAACTTCGCTTGGGGTGGGGTACAGGCGGATTGTCTGATTGCTGATTGCCGTTGATGCGCTTGACCCGGCACTCCACATAGACCAGTACCATGGTCGGCCTGTCGTGTTGGAATCCAACGGGTAAATAATGTCACCCACATCGTACCCGATGTATTCTAAGACGTGGTTGTCGGTTTTCATTGCCGCAACTTCACGCAACCCGACATTCTTCGGTGCAGACGCCCCTGAAAAGGTTACACCGTCGTGGGTGAAACTGAGAGCAGTCCCAATGTCGGACATTGAATAGTCTGCCTGATCCACCACGGTTGAAAACGTGGTAGCGACTTCATAAAACGGCCATCGCTTTTCCGAATACACGATGATGTCGTATCCTTCACGGATAAACACATTCATTGTTACATCGGAAATGTCGTTTGTCGTGATCTGAACCACGTTGCGAACGTGATCGCGCATCGCGCTGAGTTGCACGAAACAACCTTACGTCGTGTGAAAGATACACAGATCACTGCCCGTAACGGGACGCCCCTTACAGGGTGCCCCGGTACGGGTCAGCGAACTGCATTTGACCGCTTCTGGAACAACGGGTTCGCTGCTCATTGGGTTGACTTGCTGGATGTTGCGGGAGAATCCCACGGTTTGAGGCCGTGGTGTCGAATCCCGAAACTTGTCCCCAGCGGGCTGCCCGTAAGGGCGCGAGCCAGCCTTGTAAGCGTAAGCGAATCCTCGTCCCATCAGGATCAGGTAGCCGAATGCATGAAGCCCTGACGTGCACGGTTACTGCACGTCAACTGTCCATAACAAAGCAACTGTGAGAACACAGCGTCCTGATTGGTGGGCCGCACAAACGGTGTCGGCTTAAACCAGACATCGCTATGAGCAACCAACTGCAGGTACTTAGTGTTAAGGAACACCATCTGACCAGAGGCACACGCATCATCGAAGGTTACGGGTGCACCCTTGAACAGCAGGTTCTGGAACCCGCCGTCAGCCATATCGGTATCCGTGTACCGAATCTGACCAGTCAATAGTGCCTCGTACTTCTCGTACAAAGTCTGCGTGGTGATTGCAATAGTCGGCTGGTCGTTACCAACCGAAATGGTGTTATATATGTTAGCCATGCTGGCTATAGTGAGCGCACCACCCTGATTGACTTCAGTGGACTTCCACCAACTGTTACCAGCGCCAAGCGGATCGATTCCACCAAGGCTCACGCCGGTTCCACCAACAATGTTCCCTATACCGTTCCAATCCTTGCTGCTGTTGCCGGAACCATCAGCCCAAAACATGGTGTTCATGTTTTCGATAACGGTTTCCTGCGTCTGGAAAATCTTGCCTTCCAGCAGATCAATGATCTGTGCCTCACCGTTATTTTTGGCTTCCTCAATACCGCTGATAGTAACTGTGGCGGCATACTGTCCCCACGAATACTCAGCAGCCGAAATGCCTGTCTGAGCCGTGATGTCAATAGTATCCGTGCCACTGTACGAACCAGCCGTACTGTTTGTCCCATAAATGATTGGGACGACGATATTCGCACCACCCGAAATACGCCGAATCGTTTGACCATTCGTCAACGCATAGAACAAAGGCCTTGCGTTAAAGATGTTGTCAGTCAGTTTCGGGATGTAATTCTTGAGGGTGGTAGACAGAATCTCGTCAAAGTTGCTGTTACCAGCCATTATCTGTCACCTTCTCTCTAAGTTATGAAGCGTGCTCCTGTTTAGCGTTCTGGTAAGCCTCACGAATGCTTGAAACGGGCTTCTCAGAACTTTTACGGGAGGAACCAGCCTGCTTGGAACCGGAAGGTTCCACCACACTAGCGCCACGTTTGGCTTCCATACGTTCCTGCTCCTTTTCCAACTTCTCCGCCTTCGTAGACACCTCATCATACCGCATATGTGTTAACGCGGCTTCAAGATTGCCTATTTTGTTACGTAGAGCGTGTTGAAAAAGTTCAGATTGGTCAAAGTCGCCGTACTTTCCCTTTAAAACAGTAACCTGCTTCTCTAATGCCTGCTTCTTATGTAGCCGGTCATAACCCTGCACGCGACCTTCAAGTTCCTGCAACCGTTTGGAAGTCGTATCATCCGGCTCATCCCACGAGGATCCAATGAGATCCCCGGACTGTTCCGATGCCACACTTATTCCAAACGCATCACTAAGAGCCTTGAGTGTCGATTCTGGATCTGATTCCAGAGACGACACAATAGCCTCAGCCTGTTCTAACCTTTTACGTTCGGATGCCAACTCCTGCGTCTTACGGGTGTAATCCGACTGTCGCTGGTATCCATCCCGAAGTTCCTCCAGACTGACCTGCTGCTCTCCACCATCTACCTTGACGGTAAAAGATTCGGCTGCTGGTTCCTGTGAAACCTCAACTGAAGAATCTGGGTTAACCGACAAGTCGGTTCCCGTCGCATCTTCTGCCATTATCCTATTTTCTCCTCGGAGTCCAAATGGTTGCTCCTATAAGACAGATACAAACTGTCCCACTTACCGGTTGCCTATCTGGGGTCCAGAACCCGACCCCATTTGTTCTTGTAGCAGCCGCATCAGTTCAGGCGGCATGGAAGGCGCATTACCGCCCCCCGCTGGTATACCCGCTGGTATACCCCCCGGGGGCATCCCCTGCGGTGCCCCCTCAGGACCCTCAGGCCCCTCAGGACCCTCCTGTTGCACCGGTTGCTGCATCATAAACTTGTCCGGATCCTTCACCCCGAACGAATTTTGCAACACGTAACGGACCAGCGCACCCGGATCAACCACGACACCGACAAACGGTGCCAAAGCCTGCATCAACTCTACAGCCTGCCGCCTACGCACAGTGTCGTTGATCGGCTGTGTAGAACCAGCCTCAACACTGAAATCGAACTCGCCAACAATATCATCCCGGGTGTACGTGATAAACATGTCCTGTGGACCGGCAATGGCGACACGCGCCATCTCCTCACCGGTCATAAACTGTTGCATGACCTGTACGACACGCCGCGCCACCTGCGCAATAGACATCTCAACAATAGCCAACTTTTCAGCCACCCTACTGTTGCCTGCGTCAGCAATAATGCTGGCCTCCGTCGCCGTGCGACGAATCTCCGGCATTTGACCACGCGCATACTCTGACACACCAGACACCGTGTTGATGTCCTCTTCGATGATTGCAGAAAAGTTGTATATATCTGCCGACAAAGGTGTCTGCGGCATCGGAATAACAACTTCACTCAACGGCTTGTTCTCATCCACAACCGGCACCAACCGGCCATCTTCATCAGATTCCAGAGCCTCACGGCCCTCAGGGCCAAACGACCGCTCATGGAACAAATATTTGCGGGCATACCGTTTGCGGGCGTTAACCAACTGTGAACGGGTCT